GATCTGCGAGCGTTTTCGGTAACAAACACTCGATCACCAAAGGACTTAAAATGGTCGTAAACTGGCCTAGGCCAGACAAACGACCAAAGTCGCGGTCCCCGCTGGAGTTGGCGGAAAGAAGGAGGTTGATAAGAAGGTGTCTGAGAGGATCGTTCTCTGTAGGAGAGGTAATCGATGGATACCCTTTCGGGTTTAACGGGAACCCCCGTCCATCTAGAAACCACGTCTCCTGCAACGTCCTTAGCCATAGTGTCGAAAGTAGAGTACAGGAAAGCCTTCGGAGGCGGTCCTATAACCATTTCGACACTACGCTTTACACCTTTCTTTATGGTGGGTGCCGGCCCATCGGTAAGGGCGCGACGAAACCAAGACTTCTTGGAAAGGAGAAGATATTCTCTTCGAGACAGAGTAGACAAGTCTATCTGCCTAGCGGCAATCTCAAAGCGCATCATACAATTCACCACGAGGCTTTTGACCTCGCCGCGAAAAGTAGATATGCCATTGAGCACCTCTGTCAAGAGACACCCAGGCTCCTTCCTGTAAGGTCTGAAGAAGGATAAGACGGGTTTTGGAGCTAGTTGTCCACGACGGATGAAGAAACTCTGGGAGTTCAAATCCGCCGAAATGTTAGAGTAGCCGGTCTTCTCAACATTGACACAAAGACCAAAAGTCCCAGTCACCTCTTTCCAGAGGGAAAAGAACTTCTGATCACCTGCGAAGACGCAGTCGTCGCCGTTAAACCGGCCCACCCTATTGGCCCCGCAACCTCGGGAGATATCGCTGGCGATGTCGAAACATGCCTTGTTCAAGAGACAGAGCAGGGGGAAACTTACGAGGTTTCCCATCATGCTGCCTCTCTTTATAGGGCGAATCTCACCGGTGCAAGGGTTCAACCATCTTAGGTTGAAGAAAGACCCTTTTAGCACCGTCCTTTCATTCTCAGTTAACCTTTCATCCTTCGAAAGCTCATCAATCACGGCGTCGACCGCCTCAAGGTAGATGCGATCAGTAGCGGACTCGTAATCCCCACTGATAATCGCTTCTCCTTCACGACGATCGTTGATGACCTTCAAGAAGTCTTCTTTCTTTACATCCCCACGAACCAACCACCCGAAGGAGGATAGATGGTCATAAAGGGCGTTGTGAACAGGAGTCAGGACCCGTTTGACACGGGCGGATTGCATCGTGACAACACGAAGCTTTCCCTTTGTCTTGGCTACTCCCAGTCTGACCAAAGAGTCATCCTGGCAGCACTTCGAAGGGTCCGCTGCAAGCGTACCCCCTTCGCCCTGAGTCATCTCCAAACACCCCTGCTGGTCAGGGACGTAAACACCACTCTCACTCCTTCTCACCCCCCCCTCCACACACTCTTTTCGAGCGTTTTCCAAACGCTCCCCCCAACCGTGAGCGAGAGACCGAACGTGACGTCTGAGAAGCCAATAGGGGTCGTACGACCACTTACAATCAACTTTCTCGACGTCGCGACCCATCCGGTCAGCCCACTCTTCCTTGGCCGAAAGACCCCGATCGTACTCGCACGTACGGCACTCAGCATCAAAGATGCG